CTACGAATCGGCGGTACGTCCAGTGCGTCTTGCTCGGCGGGTTGCAGTCGTAGTAGGCCCGCAGGCGCAGCGGGGCAGGCGCTCGGCCCTCGATCTGCTGCTCGGCTTTCTGCGCGAGGCGGGTCAGCGCGGTGTCAACGGAGCCCAGCGGAATCTGGCTGCACTCGTTGAAGTACAGCGTGGCGAACTCCTGGCCCAGGATCTTTTCGGTCCTGTCCTTGTCGTCCAGGCCAGCGAACCAGATCTGCGAGCCACCTGGGAAGCTGACGTAACCGTCCTGCTGGTGCATGTCCCAGGCCACGCCGGGATATGCGGCCCGCATGACCTTGGGGAACGTGTCCAGCACGACGCTGGCCTTCAGGTGGTTGTACCTGAACCGGAAGATCGCATGCCGGCTGTTCGGGGCCTTCAGCGCCCGAAAGACCACGTTTCGCGTGAGCAGGAACGTCTTGCCCGAGCGCGAGCCGCCGAACAGCATCAGGTGCGTGGCGTCACCGCTCAGGATGCGCTGGGCTTCCTGCTGGCGGGCGGTTAGCTGGAACTTCTCCACGCCAGCGTCAGAGTTGCTCGTCCTGAGATACCGCGATGATCTTCAGCGGTCCGCCTTCATCGCCGGTGAGCTCGTGCTTCATCGTCTCAGACCACCGCATCTGCGTCTTACTCCACCAGATCATCGCCGTCGTGTCGCCGCCCATCGCTTTCTGGAACAGGGTTTTCCCGATCTGACCGTTGGCCTTGGCCTTGCCGGAGATCAGTTCCTCGCGGAAGTGCTTTCGCAGCGTGTCCGCGTCGATTCCGTCGCGCACCAGGACTGCGATCTGCTCGATTGGCAGGCCGTAGCCTGACAACGCCTCGACCTGCTTGCGCTCGGCGTCGGTGGGATCGAATGCCGGTCGACCTGCGCCAGGCTGCGGACCTCCGCCGTTCGGGTATCGAGCGCCGCCGCGCTTTTTTGGAACCGATTTTTCTTCAGGCTGCTGCTTGGTCGCCATTGCTCACCTCATCGAAAGTTTTACCGGATTCTGCGTGAACCGCCTTCTGGCCGGTGAAGTCCTGCCAGCGCTTGACGATCACGTCGCAATACTTGGGGTCAAGTTCCATCAGGCGAGCCACGCGCCCGTTCTTCTCGGCAGCGATCAGGGTCGTTCCAGAGCCGCCGAAGGTGTCGAGCACGATGTCGCCGCCCTTGGTGTTGTTCAGCAGTTGGTACTCAAAGAGCGCCACCGGCTTCATAGTTGGGTGCTCGCCGTTGCGGCTCGGCTTGTCAAACTCCAGGATGGTCGTCTGCTTGCGGTCGGCGGCCCAAAGGTGGCCTGCACCTTCCTTCCAGCCGTACAGGCATGGCTCGTGCCTCCACTGATAGTCCTGTCGACCAAGAACCAAACTAGACTTTTTCCAGATCAGGCACTGCCGCACGGTCCAGCCGGCGTCTCTCGCCGCACCTCGGAAGTTGTAGCCCTCTGAGTCCGCGTGCCAGATATAGAAGACCGCTCCGGGTTTCATGACGGTATCGGCCGCCGTGTAAGCATCGCGCAAGAACTGGCGAAATTGGTCGTCGCCCATTGAGTCGTTTTTGATGGTCAGCTTCTCCTTCGTGCCGCCCTCATAGGCTACGTTGTAAGGCGGATCAGTCAGCCACATGTCGACCAGATGTCTTTCGCACAGCTTGCCGAGGTCGTCGACGCTCGTCGAGTCTCCACAAAGCAACCGGTGCTTGCCCATCACCCAAACGTCACCCGGCACCGTGACAGGATTTTCCTGCACAGCAGGCGCATCGTCCTCATCGGTGAGGCCTTCAGTTATTTCCACCGGCATCAGGTCTTTGATTTCCTCGTCGCTGAAACCCGTCAGCTCAACGTCAAAACCAAGGCCTTGAATATCAGCCAACTCCAGCGCGAGTAACTCGTTATCCCATCCGGCATTGAGCGCCAGTTTGTTATCCGCGATGACATAGGCCCGCTTCTGCGCGTCAGACCAGCCTGCTGCCACCATCACCGGAACCTCAGTCATGCCCAGCTTCCTGGCGGCCATCAGGCGCCCGTGGCCGGCGATGATGCCGCCGTCTTCATCAACCAGCACAGCGGTGGTGAAGCCCCACTCCTTGATGCTGGCTGCGATCTGGGCCACCTGGGCATCGGAGTGCGTGCGCGAGTTCTTGGCATACGGCACCAGCCTTTCAATTCGCCATTGCTCCACCTTGTCTGCGGGGTTCTGCTTTTTCATCTTTGCTCCTATGTTAGTCGATGCTTACATTTTCACTGGCACAGGTGGCACAGGTGGCACAGGTGGCACAGGTGAATTTCCATTGCAGCTCTACCTTTCTTGCGTGTGTGTGTGCGTGTGTGTATGTGTACCACGTTGCTTTTATCATGTGCCATCTTGTGCCAAGTGTAAATAGTGTAATGAAATCAAAGAGTTAGAGTAGATTTGCGATGTTGTGCCAGGCATCAATTGTCCTGTGGCAACTTGTGCCGGCACAGGATTGATGCCGCGACCATCAAACCTGCTGCGCCTCCCACTTCCATTTCTCTGTCAACCTGATGCCGGTGTAAAGATTCAATCTTGTGCCATCTTCTCTCGGCTGCGACCTTGAGATGCTCGAAAAAGCAGCAGACAGCTGCCGGCCGAAGCCGACCTTGGTGCCTGGATGGTCGCGTCCTTGGAGTTCACACCAGCGTTTCCAGGCCCTGAAGATGTCGTCTCTGTTGCACTGCGCCACCGGGTCCAGCACGCAGCAGTCCTCAACGAAGCTGCGCACCGGGCTGGTCTGCTCCAGCAGATCGGCGGCCAGATCGTCGGCCGAGCTGGGGCGCTGGAAGTAGCCACGATGCCGAAGACGCTCGAGGCCGTCGAGAGCCCACAGGACAATGCCTGGGAGCTCTTTCAGAAGCCTGGATGTCAGGCCTTGGTCTTCCTGTCCCAGGAATGACTTGGTGAGCTTGAGCATCAGGAATCTGTTGGCCAGGGCTGCGGAGGCATCGGAGAATGCCGGCAACTCGTTGGTGGCCAGAACAAACCTGGCTGGCAGTTTTCCTGACCACGGCACGATATTCTTCCGGTCAATGGTCAGTGCATCCTCGCCAGATATTCTCAGCAGGTTTTCGACGATGGGTTGCTGGTCTGCTCGGCCCGAAAGTCGGGCGTCGGAGATGAGGGCCAGGCGCTTGCCGATGAGAGGCTGCAGGCCGAACTGCGTGCCCAGCGAGGCCAGGGACGGGCTGACGCGGTTGTGATAGCCCACCAGGGCCTCGAGGACGCGCAGGATCGTTCCCTTGCCGCTGCGTGGCGGTCCTACCAGCATGAACATCTTTTGCTGTCCTGTGTCGTCCGTCAGGAGGTATCCAAACATCTCCGCCAGGGCTCGCACGGATTCAGGATCGGATGGCCACAGTGATGCCAGGAAGTCCAGCCACTCGCGTGGTTCGCCGGCTTTGGAGTCATAGTCGAAGTCCAGCGCATTGGTGACCCACATGCGATCCGTGGATGAAACCAGCGCACGGGTCGGATAGTGGAAGAACCCATTGCGGAAGGCCACGATCTCATGCGCTGGCATGTCGCCGTCTTGATCTTCAATCCACACCTGTGGGTCTGGAAGGTCAGCATAGCAGACGGCCCGCAGGGCGTGCGCCACATCGTTGACGTTGGCTGCCTTGGGGTTGTACGGCACCAGCGTCAACTTGTCGGACTTTGGCTCTGGCTTCCAGGTGTTGCACTGGGCCATGAACCGATAGAGCCGCTGCTCGATGTAGACGCGATCACGGACGACATACCGCGTGCCATCCCAGGAGAAGAACTCGCCGCGCCAGAACACGATGCGGCCGCCTTCCGGCAGGCTTTCGTGGAATAGCTCGGCTGTCTTCATCGGCGTGGCGTTGCTGATTATCGGAGCGTTTTCCTCGCCTGGTTCTGTGATCTCCCCGGTGTCGGCGTCGATGACCTCTGCCGCCCGCTGAACCACCGGAACCGATGCGCTGGGCGCCCACACTGACACGCGGGAAGTCATCCAGGCCTTGCAGTCAGCCCAGCCGGTGAACTCCGCATCTGCCGCGTCCCACCCGTCAGGCTGGTCCGCAACGTCGAGCACCTTGACCTCGGACGCCCGCTCATGGATGATCTGCGCCACACGCTGCATGGCCTTTTTGCCAGGCTCATCCGCGTCTGGCCATAACAGCACCTTGCGGCCTGTCAGCGGCGTCCAATCGGCCTTGTCCGTTGCCATGGCGCCGGCAGGCCAAGTGATGACCACGTAGGGCGTGGCGAACCTTCGCGCAGCGTCTGCGGCCTTCTCGCCCTCCACAACCAGCACGGCGGAGTCTGGCCGCGCCTCGAGCTCCTGCAGGCCGTACAGCGGCCTTGGAGATGGCCACTGGCCCATGCCCCAGCGCTCACCGTCCCACGTCCACGGGACGATCTGCTTGCGCTCGCCTGCGGGTTCGTATCGGGCCACATAGCCCAGCACTTCGCCGTTGCCATCGAAGTAAGTCCACCGCGCGGCCGGCGGGCCGTAGCGCGGGTGCGTGCAGGGGCAGTCGGCGCAGGCTTCAGGCACTGGCGTCACCACGCGGCGCGTAGGTTCTTGCTGCGCCTGGGGCTTCGCGTGGTGCCCGTTGATGCGCGTAGCCGGCTTGGTTTCGCCCCCGAGTTCTCGGTAGGCTTCGCCCATCTGAAGGCCGTAGATCGCCGCGTAGAGGCTCACAAGGTCGCTCCCGTGGTCGCCGGTTGCAAAGTCAGCCCATGCGCCCGTGGTGATGTTGACCTTGAGCGATTGCCCTGCGGCGCCACTCAGATCGCCCGCCACCCAGGAATTGCCGCGCTTGCGGCCGGCTGGCAGCCAGGATGCAAGGTGAGTTTCAGCCGATGCGAGGAGTTGACGGGCCAGGCCGTCGAAGTCGAGGCCGGCCATCGTCAAACCTCGCTTCCAGAAGACCGCATGCGCTCCCTATGCTCTGCGTGAGTCTGGACATGATGCCTTGTGCACAGCCAGACAACTAAAAGCGGCAAATCATAGGCCACATGATGTGCTTCGGATTGCTCCAGCCCGCAGATTTCGCAAGGAAGTCTTTTCAACTTTCCGTCCCTGATGGCATTGCTTGTGATATGCCTTGCGAACTGCCGATCTGGGTGCTTTTCGTCGTAGGCAATGCACGCCCTACGGTGTGCCTTTTTCCCAGCATCTGAACGTATGTAGCTGAGACGGGCCTCAACGCTGTGTTGTCTTTTGCTTCGCAGCCTGTCGTATGTTTTTATGCGCTCCAGACTCTCTGATCTGTGCTTTTTCACCCTACTGCGTACACAAGCCTTGCACTTGTTCAGATGGCCATCTGCCATCCTAGGGTGAGCGTAAAACTCAGATAGCGGCAGCTGAGCGCTGCATTCTTTGCAGGTCTTCACTTGCATTTCCCTTATGCAAATCCCAGAAAAAGATGGGGCGCAAGGTGGGATGCCTTGTGTTCGGTAGCTAGCCTAGCCCCTCTTAAATTATCGCTTAGAACGGTACCAAATCGTCCTCCATGTCGTCGAAGTTCGTCTTCGGCCTCGCCGCCGCCTGGCGCTCGGCCCGCTCACGAATTGCCATGGCGTCGCGCTCTGCCCGCTC